CACACTTCCTGCCCGGTCTTAGACAGCCACGTCTTGTCGATCTCCATGTGCGAGTAGTATCTATCCACCATGCTACTGCCTCGTCGGCCCGTGGTCCATCATGACGATCTCAGACGCGTACACTATGCTCGAGTGTACGTCTGGGTCGCCCTCCTCTTCACCGGGATTGGTTTCGCAGTGCGAGTGCGTGATCGCGAGCGGCAGCTCAACCTCAAGTGACTTACGGGCGAGCGCCTCGTATATGGCGTCTTGTACCTTGGCGGGCCAGTCTCCCAGAGAGCCCTCCAGCGGCACCGTTACGTCTACGGCTATCTCGAACGTTCTCACCTTGCCTGACAGGTCGGTCATTGCTTGGTCCTCATGGCTTCTCTGCGTACTAGCCTGAGCTTACGGTCAGACTGTAGCTTCATGTTCACCTCTTCGCGCACGGCCATGAGCAGGCCGAAACGCTCGTTGACCAGCCGTAGCAACGCGTGCCATTGCTCGTCCAGCTCGGCGTTGGCTACCTTTGCGGATGTCACGCCCATTAGGGGCTTGACGTCCTTCCGGTAGCTCAGGTTAAGCGCCTTGGCTAGCTGCTTGGGGGTCATGCCGACACCAAAGCACACCCGGTCCAGCAGGCCCACGCCTTGAGGCTGGATCGGGCAGGCAGGGGGCGAAGGGTCGTTAGTGTCCCATCGCACCCCGCACTCAACGCACCAAGAGCTGTCCCCAGCTTGAGAGGTGCGGCACCGCGTCACGCGTCGATGTCGCCGATAAGCTCAACGGCGCGGGTAAGGTCGTCTCGGAACTCAATCAGGATGTCCCGAATTATGCGCTTGTGCTCTGGCTCGGTGATGGGGTCGCCCTTGCCGTTGCACTTGTTGTTGAACGACGCGCGGGACATACCGAGCTGTTCGCCAATGTCTTTGTCTTTCACCGTGGTACGCGCCTTGAGGATGGCTAGCACTTCGGGGTCGAGACCGTTGGCCGCAGCGTCTGCCGCTGCCGCTTCCTTGCCTTTGGCGGTGTTGCGCTTTGGCTTCTCTGCCTTAGCAGCTTTGGCCGCGCTGACCAGCAGGTCGTCGTATGCCGATGGGTTTTCGAGCAGCGCCTCGACCATGCCAACGAGTTCTTGCATCGGGTCGCCGTTGCCGCCGGACGCCAGTACGTTGCGGTACTTGGTCAAAGCGCGCATGCCGTCTTCGTTGACTTCCAGACGTGAAGCCGCCCCGCCAGATAGCACCTCGTCGGTGCCGGTGAGGCTGTCAAGTTCGTCCTTCAAGTTAGCGAAGTCAAAAGTGTCGGCGCTCACGTAGAAGATGGACAGCACCGACGCGATCTCTTTGAGCGCTTGCACGGCCATGGGCTGCGCGTCGGCGTTATCGTCGTCTGTCACGCTTTCCAGCACGGCCTCGACCTCGGACTTAAGGTTACCAACAGCCGCAAGAACTTGTCCGGGCTTGCGGGTGCTACACACCTGCTTAAAGCATTCCATAGCCGCGCTCTTCGCGATGGCTTCTATGCGCCCTTGCTCGTGCGCACGCGTGTCGATTGTGTTCTTACCAAGCCAGTCCTGCGAGAGGTACTCGTTGTATGGCTGCACCGCGTTCTCAATCGCAGTGTCGAGGGCTTCGTGCCAGTCGTCAGCGTTGGCGTCGGTGATATCATCCGGGCCGCCAGCGATCATACAGTGCAGGTCGTACGCTTCGTTAAGCTGAGGCTGTAGCATGGCCTGTACGTTAACGATCACGGCGTTCTCGACCGCGTTGTAGGCTGCCTTAAGCGCCGTCTCTGGCGTTACGCTTTTCTTGCCATTTACCGACGGGTGCCGCAGCATTTCGGCCATGATGTCGTCTTTGCTGCCGACCAGTCCTTCGAGCGTTAGAGTTTCCATGGTTTCTTTCCTAGCTTAGGGAAAAATAAAGCCCCGACGCAGGGAGAGACGTCGGGGCTACGCGGCGTTGGGTGGGGTTACTTACCCTTCACCGCTGGGGGCTTCGGGGCCACTGGGGGCTTCGGGGCTGCCACGTTCGGCGCGGCAGTTGTCTTGCGGTCTTCGACGCGGAACGCACGCACGCCACCTTCGACGGTGCGGTTGACAAAGCGCTTGGCTTGGTTGCCGTCTTTCTTGCGGTAGCGGCCAAACGCGCCGGTCAAGCGGTTTTTGAAGGTCTTGACTTCATCAGCAAATGCAGCAGCGCGTTCTTTGTCGCCTTTAACGCTGGCCGGTACTTCGACCGGGATAAGGAAGCTGTCGCCGACTTCCATGTCGTCAAGCGGGTACTTCGCGTCTTGCGTGCTTGAAGTCGCAGCCGGTACCGGGATGTTCTTTTCGATCTTAAAATCCATTGTAGGTCTCCACGTTGGGTTGAGCATTTGAGTGTTGCGAAACAAGTTATGCACGTATCATACATGCGTGTCAACAGGTATTTTTAACCACGTATCAAACCGCGTTGTCAATGTTACTTATGACAGAGCGCTTGAGGTCTCGGAGCGCAAACTCCGCGTTGCGCGCGAGTATGTTCACAGGGGCGCAGTTAAGCTCCTCATACGTGAGCTCCCTCCGCGCGCCCGCGTTAGTGGCCGGGCAGCAATCATACGCGCGCACTTCAATAGCGAGGTGCTTGTCATGCAGCTCTATGGTCATAAACAGCGAGGCGTGGGGGTAGCCATTACCGCTACAGTACGCCTTTAATGTAGCGTCGTGCAGCTCTTTGACTTTATGCGCCTCTCGTACCCAGTCCTTTAGCTTAATCATGTTCATGGCTTCTCTCCTCATATGAAGTCTTGATCTATGACGGCCATAAGGACGCCTCTCGCGTCCCCGGCTTGCGCCCTAGCGTTGCGGATGTTCCCGGCCTCTTTGCCTAGCGGCATGTCGTCCGTAGCGTTAAGCTCCTTAACAGCCGCGTCTATGTGCTTGATGGCCTGCCTTATGGCGTAGTCCTCTAGCTTGCTAACCATGGCTTCTCTCCTGATCCGGTAGGCGTGGCAGGTCGCCACCCTTCATAAACTTGCGCACCTGCCCGCGCACTATGTTAGCTACGTGCGCCATGCAACGCGGCGATGTAGACACCCGCAGTTCGCATGTTCGCCCTCTCGGGTCTGTTAGGCGTATAACCCCGTGCGGGGTGGACGGCACGTATTCCGCCTGCCCACCTTGGCGCTTGGCTTCCCTTAGCGCCGCGCGTATGTGCTGCCTCATGCCTCGGCATCCTTTCGAGAGTACATGACGGTAGGTTGCACAAAGCCTGCGTGCTCGCCGCTACTTAGTCTTACTTTCATTTTTCACAACTCCAGAGTAATAGTGCGGCTTCTTTTTACCGCACGTTGGGCAGTGCCCTACCACCTTGCCAGTGTGGTCAGTCTTAAACACTTTAAGTGTTTTGCACTTAACGCAAGTGTACCACCTATTTACCAGCGGCAGGTTAAACCGCGCCACGTATGCCATGGTCTAACCCCCCGCGTTATCTAGCTTACCACCGCACGCGGCTTGATGCATAAGGCATTGGCCTAGCTCTTTAGCAGCGTGCGCGTAGCCTAGCCCGTCGGTTACTTGCATGCCGTAACGGACTATAAAATCGTCTGGGCCCCGCTGCTGTAGCGATACCGTGCCCGCGCGCAGGCACATAGTATATCCTCGCTCAGGGGTTCTATGGTTCGCTGAACTCTTATGGTATATAGGCATATCCCGCCCTCCTAGTTGTGCAGTGTTCATACGTACGCACCCCTCAAGGTGCGCACGGTGAAAACTACGCGCTTTCTGGTATACGCCAAAAGCCCGACGGCACGAGCTCAGCACCTGCTATCATGGCCGCGCTATACAAGCGGTCATAAGGCAGATGGTGACAGCCGACGTGTAAAGTCCCGTCCGCGTCGATCCGATCCAGATAGAACGCGCCCACAGGGTGCTTTTTATCGGGCGTGAAGGCCTTTTGACCATCTCGGCACCGGGTAGCCATGTCCAAGAGCAACAAGCCCGTCCTGAGCGGGATTTTAGCACCCCAAGAGGTCTCGATCAGATTACCATTGACGCGCACGTATGGGACCGGCGTATGGGGGCATTCAGTCGACGCGCCCTCCGCCCACTGTTGCGCTAGCTCTTCGCTACGCGCCGCACGGCGCTCGTCGTCAAGGCGTCGCGCTCTCTGAGCAACGGATAGCATCTGTTCGGCGCGCTGCTGTAGGCTATGAACGTCTATATCCGGGCTGCCAAGGCCAAACGCGTCTACGTACTCGTTTAGCTCAATTAGCATGTCTTGTGCGCGGCGCGCATGGTAATGCCCGTGCTTTCTAGCGCGTTCTGCCTTTTCGATGTAGTCCAGAATGTCGGCGCAATACGCTTGTACGTTTTCGGCATGCAGCTCTGGGCTAAGGTCGCGCGTCCATTCACAGTTAGCAGGTTGCACGTTCGGCACTGTGAATATCTTACACGTGTCGCGGTTGAGCGCGCGATACTCGATGGTTTTATGTTTCGCTGTGCTGACGCTGTCACCATTGGAGTTAAACAGCACAACTTCGCAGTTGTTGTATGTAGTCCCAAGCTTACGGGCTATCGGGAAGTGGCGGCCGTAGCTGTAGATGGTGCTGCCGTCACTAAACATATTAAAGCCGCGTAGGTTAGTGCGGGTACCGTTTGCCCAAAGGTGCGCGACTTCGTTGTGAGTTCTAGACATTGTGTTATTCCTTTTCATTAATCGGGTTAGATAGTTCTATGACTGGTAGGCTGTCTACGTAGGGCAAGTACGTAGCATGCTCTATGTTACCTGTCAAGTCTTTTGCTTCGTTGTCCGTTAGGTACGCTGTGACAGTGCCCTTAGCCGTGCTTATGGTAAGTAGGGTCAACCCGACGCGCTTGCTAACGTGTACATAATTGCTCATGGCTTTAACTCCCTTGCTAGCGCTCTAACTACAGCTTCCCCACGCGCTAGGAATTGCGCACGGGTCTCGCTGGCGTGCTGGCTAAGTTCCGTCGGTGGAGCCTTGCGCGCTCCGTTTATGTAAGAAGTGTGGACGAGGGCCTCACCCCGTGTGCAGTGGTTTAACAAGGTTATATGGCACGCGCCCACCGCCACGATGGCAGCTAGGTAGTAACCGTCACCTATGTCACTAGGGAGCTTGTACAGCTCCGCAGATCGGCTTCCTAAGTCGTTAACTTCGCTAACCATGCGTGCATGTATGTCGCGCGCCATAACTACGATTGTATTTTGTTGGTCCAGACCACCGCGCGCACACGCGGCGTAACCTGCTTGATCATCGCCACTTGCGGCCAAGTCTGCGGCTAGGTATGCGTATTGCTGTTTTCCACCCTTACTCATCACTGGTGGCCTCTTCCATGCCGAATATTTTGCGCATAGCGTATTCTGCGGTGCTTGGGTGCGCGTTGCACCATTCGCTCTCGCCTTTTTCGACGCTAAGCCCTATTTTGCGTAGGCGAGCGGACACGCAAGAGCGCCCCGCCTTGCTTGTGAACTTAAGCACCTTTCCAAAGCGCCACGGCGTTTTAGGGTTGCTTACGTGCAACGTATACAGCTCTTTCATTGTGTTGCTAACTCCACTACTGCGCAAAGCAGGCTATTCCCAAGCGCTAACCCTACGCACGTTACGAATATTATAGCCGCTACCGTGTCAGTTGTCTTACGCATGGCGTGACACCGTGGCGATTACAGTATAGTCCCGCACCTGAACGGTGCCACCCGCGCTGTGGTTTTCGATCATGGACGCAACGCGCCGCGCTTCGCTGTGAGCTTTGAGCCCTAGCTTAGTGTCTGCCTCGGCTTGGCTGCGGGTCAGCACGTCAACCACGCGGCGCAGCGCGTCCGCTGCGGCTGGGCGTTGGCGGTATGTGGCGTTAAGCTCGTCGCGCCAGCCCTCGGGTAGACCTTTGGTAGTTATTTTCATGATGTAACGCTCTTAGTTGTCCCTTGA